CCTAAAAAAATCTCCGGAGGGTATTTTTGGGTATCATTCTACACTTTTTATAACACTTAACAGGGCTCATAAGGTTTAACAGTTTTATAATATCTTTCTTTTCTCCTTTCAAAGGGTTTTAGGTTAGCCTTATGGGCTCTGTTAAGTGCTATGGAAGTATTAATGAACTCGGTAAATTCCAAGTGAAACACGACAATAATTCTACAAATATTGAACGAGAGGAGGCAGTAAGGATGAAGAAAGCTAAGGCTGTAACCTCTTCTGAAAAATCCAGAAAGTTGAGACCGGCTTTATCTCCAGAAGCTAGGGAAAATCAATTGATATCCTTGGCTGTTGACCTTGCTGAAAAACAGTTGCAAGAAGGAACTGCTTCTTCTCAGGTCATTACACATTATTTAAAGCTGGGTTCGACTAAAGAGAAGATCGAAAAAGAAATTCTCGAGAAGCAGAAAGAGTTGATTGAAGCCAAAACTCAATCGTTACAGTCGGCGCAAAGAATTGAAGAGTTATACACAAATGCTCTTAACGCTATGAGGAATTATAGTGCACAAGGTGGTTCGGATGATTATTAGAACCTATTCAGAACTATCCAAATTACAAACCTTTGAGAATCGGTATGAGTATCTAAGGCTTAATGGAGCGGTTGGAGAAGAAACCTTCGGGTTTGATAGATTCATTAATCAAAACTTTTACAAGTCTCAAGAATGGAAAACTATTCGAGATTTTGTGATTGTGAGAGACAACGGTTGTGATCTTGGTATTGAGGGATATGAGATCCGAGGAAAAATTTTTATTCATCATATGAATCCAATCCTACCAAAGGACATCGAGACCCAAAGCAAGTTTCTGTTAGATCCAGAATACTTAATCTCTACCACTCATCCAACTCATAACGCAATTCACTATGGCGACGAAAGCCTATTGATTCGAGCACCGATTGAACGAACCAAAAATGATACGTGCCCATGGAGGCGCAAATAAAAGGAGGGAAGTGACAAATGTACGACGTCAAGATCGGTCTCGTAACCGACTGCAAGAAGCTCAATGTTCGCGAAGAGCCACGAGCTGATGCAGCTATTATCTGCGAGATCGCTTACCAAACCGAGCTCATAATCGATGAGAAGGAATCGACCGAAGAATTTTACAAAGTCTGCATGGCCGTTGGCATTGAAGGATTCTGTATGAAGAAGTTTATTGCGGTCCAGCCGTAAAGGAGAATTAATATGGAGAGTATACTGACATCAATCAAGAAAATGCTCGGAATTTCGGAAGAGTATACACACTTCGATGCGGACCTTATCATGCACATCAATTCTGTGCTTGCAATTCTAACCCAGATTGGTGTTGGCCCCTCCGAAGGTTTCTCGATCGAAGATAAAGTTGCCACATGGACGGATTTCATTCCTGTCGATTCAAGATTGGAATTTGTGAAGTCTTATACATACATGAAAGTCAAACTTCTCTTCGATCCTCCTCTTAGCTCTGCCGTAATTGAGTCTATGAATCGCATGACTTCTGAGCTTGAGTGGAGAATTCAAGTAGCAGCCGATCCAGTAGAACTTACATAGGATTAAACAACTATAAGTTAATGGGAGGAATTTGAATGATTGATAAATCAAAGATGTTATATCACACAGGAGTTCTTGGAATGAAATGGGGAGTTCGAAGAACCAAAAAAAACAAAGGATTAAATAAGACTTCGAGAGAGGATAAACAGAAATCAAAACCCAAGGATGTTAAGGAAATGTCTGATGAAGAACTTCGAAAAGTTGTAAATCGTCTTCAGATGGAACAGCAATATTCTCAATTATCCACAGGCAATGTTAGTAAAGGAAAAGAGTATATACAAAAGGTCATCAAAGCTGGGACAACCGTTGCTGCTGTTACTACCACTGCCCTTACCCTTCACAATAACGCTGGTAAAATTAAGGCCATTCTCAAAAAAATCAAATGATAAGGGGAATAAATCATGGCATTATCAAACACTGCCGTTCCAAAATATTACGGCATGTTTCGAGATGCCGTGATTCGAGGAGAGATTCCGGTATGCAAAGAAATTTCGATGGAAATGAATCGTATCGACGATCTCATTGCCAATCCCGGAGTTTACTACGATGACCAAGCGGTCGAAGGCTGGATAAAATATTGTGAGGCAGAGCTTACTTTAACTGACGGCTCAGACTTACATTTGCTGGATAGCTTTAAACTATGGGGCGAACAGGTTTTTGGATGGTATTACTTTGTTGAAAGAAGCGTGTATGAACCGAACTCCGACGGTCATGGTGGACATTANATCAAGAANACTATTAAGAAACGCTTGATNAATAAACAATATCTGATCGTTGGAAGNGGCGCGGCAAAGACNATGTATGGTTCGACCATTCAGAGTTATGGTCTTAATATAGACACCTCCACNACNCAGCAAGTTACNACNGNNCCAACNATGAAACAAGCCGATGAAGTTATGGGACCAATCAGGACATCNATAACAAGATCCAAAGGTCCCCTGTTTCANTTTNTAACCGAGGGTTCTATTCAAAATACGACGGGATCTAAAGCAAATCGGGTTAAACTTGCCTCGACTAAACTGGGAATTCAAAATTTTCTGACCGGTTCTATCCTCGAAGTTAGGCCGATGAGCATAGCTAAGCTTCAAGGCCGACATGACAAATATGCCACGGTTGATGAATGGCTTTCGTGTGATATAAGAGAAGACGTAATTGGCGCGATTGAACAAGGTGCTTCAAAAAATGTGGATGATTATCTCATTATAGCCATGAGTTCCGAAGGCACGGTTCGAAACGGAAGCGGCGACACAATCAAAATTGAGTTGGCCGACATTCTTAAAGGCGAATATGTCAATCCTCATGTTTCGATTTGGTGGTACAAGCTCGATTCTCTTGATGAGGTTTCAATGCCGGAAATGTGGCTAAAGGCCAATCCAAATCTCGGCAAGACCGTAAGCTATGAAACTTATCAACTAGATGTTGAAAGAGCAGAAAAAGCCCCGGCAGCCAGAAACGATATTTTGGCAAAGCGTTTCGGAATTCCAATGGAGGGTTATACATATTACTTCACTTACGAAGAAACCCTTCCTCACAGGAAACGAGACTTCTGGCAAATGCCTTGTTCATTGGGCGGAGATCTTTCTCAAGGCGACGACTTTTGTGCGTTCACTTTTCTATTTCCGTTATCTAATGGTTGTTTTGGTGTAAAAACCAGAAATTATATATCTTCCCTGACTTTAATGAAACTACCTGCGGCAATGAGAATTAAGTATGACCAGTTTATGGCTGAAGGAAGTTTGATCGTTCTTGAGGGAACCGTGCTCGACATGATGCAGGTTTATGAGGACTTAGATAATCATATAAACGAATGTGGATATGACGTTCGATGTTTCGGTTTTGACCCGTACAATGCAAAAGAGTTTGTCGAACGCTGGGAGTTAGAAAACGGTCCGTTCGGAATTGAAAAAGTTATACAAGGAGCTAAAACAGAATCCGTTCCTTTGGGCGAGTTGAAGAAACTTTCCGAGGAGCGGATGCTTTTATTTGATGAGGAACTTATGACTTTTGCAATGGGTAACTGTATTACCCTCGAGGATACGAACGGGAACCGCAAATTATTGAAGAAGCGATACGAGCAAAAGATTGACGCTGTCGCGGCTATGCTGGATGCTTATGTTGCCTATAAATTAAATAAAGACGCTTTTGAGTAAAGGAGGTGATGACAAAAATGGAGGTAACATTAGGTTCAAGATTAAAACATGCTTGGAATGCTTTTTTTAACAAAGATCCCACCGATTATTTCAAAAATGTTGGAACTGGTTATACTTATCGTCCGGATAGACCGAGACTAACACGCGGAAATGAGCGTTCAATAGTAACTTCAGTATACAATCGGCTTGCTTTAGACGCTTCTTCAGTTAGTATTCAGCATGTAAGACTTGACGAAAACAATCGTTTCCTATCTGTCATCGATTCGGGGTTAAACGGCTGCCTCACCGTCGAAGCCAACGTTGACCAAACAGGCCGTGCCTTTATACAGGATGTGGTCATGTCAATGCTGGATGAAGGAAGTGTTGCTATTGTTCCAGTCGACACGACCTTTAATCCCGAAATCACTGGTTCCTATGATATTCTCTCTATGAGAACCGGTCAAATTTTGGAATGGTATCCAAATCACGTAAAGATTCGAGTTTATAACGAGAAGACCGGTAAGAAAGAGGACATTATGGTACCTAAGAGTACAATCGGCATTATAGAAAATCCTCTTTATGCGGTCATCAACGAACCGAATTCAACTATGCAGCGCCTTATTCGGAAATTAAATCTTTTGGATGTTGTGGATGAACAGAGCAGCTCTGGTAAGTTGGATTTGATTATCCAGTTGCCATATGTCATTAAGACAGAGGCAAGGCGTCAACAGGCCGAAAAACGGCGTAAAGATATAGAGGATCAATTGGCTGGTTCTAAGTATGGTATTGCTTATACCGATGGTACTGAGCATATTACACAGCTGAATCGTGCCGTCGAGAACAATCTAATGAAGCAGATTGAATACCTAACGAGTATGCTATACAGCCAGTTGGGAATCACTCAGAGCATCTTAGATGGTACTGCGGATGATAAAACAATGCTGAACTACTATAACCGGACAATTGAGCCTCTTCTTTCGGCTATTGTTGATGAGATGAAACGAAAGTTTCTCACAAAAACCGCTCGGTCACAATTGCAGTCGATTTCATTCTTCAGAGATCCGTTCAAGCTTGTACCTGTTGCTAGTATTTCCGAAATTGCCGATAAATTTACTCGAAACGAGATAATGACGTCGAACGAAATCAGACAGATCATCGGAATAAAACCGTCGGATGATCCGAAAGCGGATGAACTTAGGAATAAAAATCTGAGTGAGCCGTCAAAAGATAAAACCGACTCAGTGAATGATGTGACTGAAGAAAAGATTGGGACGGTAACTACAAAATCGAAGGAGGAAAATTCAAAATGAAGGAATATGATTTTAGTGGTTGGGCTACCCGAGCAAATCTCAAATGCTCTGATGGAAGAACCATATTGAAAGACGCATTTAAGCATAACGATGGTCAGACGGTTCCTCTTGTGTGGAACCACCAGCACAATGACCCTCTGAATGTTCTTGGGCACGCACTGCTGGAGAACCGCGACGAGGGTGTCTACGCATACTGTAAGTTCAATGAAACGGAATCTGGCAAGAATACAAAGCTTTTGGTCGAGCATGGCGACGTGTCTGCTTTGTCTATCTATGCTAATCAGCTGAAGCAACAGGGTCCCAACGTGCTTCATGGCGCAATTCGTGAAGTCAGCCTCGTTTTGGCAGGCGCGAATCCCGGCGCGTTCATCGATGCTGTAATTCGACATGGTGATGTATCCGACGAGGAAGCCATCATCTATACCGGTGAAAATATTGAACTGTACCATGCTGATGAGCAGAAGAAGGATAAATCCGAGGATAAGAAAGACGAGCCTAAGAGCGAGAAAAAAGAAGACGAGGAAACTGTTGCCGACGTATTCGATACTCTTACCGAAAAACAGAAAACGGTAGTATATGCAATGATCGGACAGGCACTCGAGGAAGCTGGAGCGCCAGAAGATAATAACAATGATGATTCTAAAGGAGGAAATAAAACAATGAAGCAAAACGTATTTGATCAGGATGATAAGAACAAAGAGAACGTTATAAGCCATTCCGATATGCAGGCGATTATCACTGACGCTAAGCGGTATGGAAGTTTGAGAGACAGCGCTATTGCTCACGGTGTTACAAACATCGACTATCTGTTCCCGGATGCAAAGAACGTTACCGATACCCCTGTATTTATTAGTAGAGATACTGGTTGGGTGCGTAAGGTTTTCGACGCTACACATAAGACCCCATTCTCTCGGATCAAATCTCTTTTGGCAGATATTACAGCTGAAGAAGCCCGTGCCAAAGGTTACGTTAAGGGTAATCAAAAGACCGATGAGGTCTTTTCTCTTTTGAAGAGAACCACTACTCCTACAACGGTTTATAAGAAGCAGAAACTCGACCGCGATGACGTGGTGGATAT